GCTGAAATGATGTTGGATGCAGGCACAGATGTTTTCTTGTCAGACATCGATCAAACGTTCAGATTTCTATATTCGCAGACACCAGTCTTCTTCAACCATCCAAAGAAAGGAGAACACAAAGATCGCGAGATATCCATCACAGATCCAGATTCGCGAATCGCGCTGTCGAATGCAGAACTAATCTGTGGGATGTATGGGAAAACAACTGGTGTCGATTTCCTTAAGGTTGCAAATAAGGATGCTGCTTTCTATAAAAGAAGCTCACTGCTGATGCAGAAAGGATGCGCGATACAGAGCTCTGATGCCACGCGCTACGGACCAATGATGTCAAATTTTGCCATTGCTATAATGCTTCATGGTCTGGGAGCAGAATCGATGCACCTGAAATGGGCTGCTGTCGTCTATGCTAGGCTTGCCCTGCGTATGATGCTGATATCTACAGAAATCGTCCCAGCACTAACAAAGAAGACAAATTTCGCTGATACTCGAGCTGCTGCTGAATCATGCATATCTTGGATAACCAGCATGCCAACTTATGCATGGGACGGCACATATGCTCTGAATGGGTATTGCACTGCCACACACATGGGTCAAGGCATGTCTCACCACAGCAGCTCACTTTTGCACGCTGGTGGACTTCTTGTCTCTCAAGACTCTGTTCGCCAATGCGAAATTGTTGTGAACAACAAGGAAGTTGACATAATTCCTCACACGATGGTAACATCAGACGACAGTACCTTGCTGCCTGAGGCTCAAGCAAAGGATCCTAGTAATTTCCTCACCCGCTCAGAAAAGCAAAAAGCATGCCAAATTTTCCTAGCATGTCAGAGGAAAACGAGGAATGTAAATCTCAGAATGGTAAGTGTCCTGGCAAATCTTCCAAAAGAGCTGATAGCAGGCACCAGAGGAGAGTTCAACAGTCAAGATACTGGGATAGGAATTTCATGCCCCATACTTGGATTTCGTGAGTTGCTGGCCAACATTGTCATGCCTTCATCTGCCAGCCTGCTAGGCGACTACTTGAGTGCACATGCATCTGCTAAGACTGCTGCTTTTGCAGGCCAAGGGCTGATTACAGGAAATTTTGTCCATGCATTGATGATCGACGCAATTGAGCAGAGGTGGTCGCTTACACAAGATGAGAAGAATGTTCTCATGTCCACGCCCCTGATACCTGTACAGATACTTCGTGGTTCTGAGGCGGGGGAGCTAGCTTCAAGCCCTGCATCCTGGTTGTCACCATCGGCGCGTGCATTCCTGCTAAGGACATCAATCGACAAGAATGCTCAGAGCGAGGAGATGGATCCCCATATTCGCGACACCATATTTTCCCCTTTCATGCATGTGAAGGTGTCTATGAGGAGGCAACATAAGGCTGCTCTATCAACAATCAGATACCACGCCCGCAAGATGACAGACATTGGCATGGTGAATCAGGCTGACATGCTAGCGCAGTGTGAAAGATCAACACTCAGCTCAGCAAGGACACGGAACCTCGGCAGGATTGCGTCCAGAATCAGGAATAGAAAGTCATCGCCCGGTAAATTTCTCACTCATGAGTTCACGAGTGCGACTATGATTGAGAACACAATAGCGTGGATTGTTGCACTCAGCCAATGGTACTCCGAATCAGAGGTCAGCGACTACGATGTGCATCTGGGCAATGCACTTGCTGGATATATCAAACTCGCTGATCAGCATGTGTGTCATTTCCC